TAAAAGTAAAGAGTTACCTTTACCTAGTCCAACTAGTATGAACTTTGTAAAAGTTGAAGCTGATTCTTATGCGGGATCGGGAGTAACCGTAAAAGTATTTGGTGATGGTACAGAAATATTTGACGCTACAATTACAGCTTCTGGATCCGTGTTTAGTGCAACAGGCGCGGCTCCTACTTCTTTTAGTGCTACGCAGATACAAGAACCTATACTACGTTTACCCACAGGTATCCATAAGGTATATCAAGTAGAAGTTACTAGTGCAAACACGGTTCATGAAGTGTGTTTAGCGGAATCTATAGATGAATTGAGGGCTATCTAATGGCTACTGGTAATACAAAGGTACCGTCTTTACCGCCCTTACCTACTAACTTAGACCCACAGTTAAGAAACTATCTCAAACAAGTGGACACACATTTAAAGGTAAAGGCAGGTGATTCGGGTAACCCAAAAGACCGTAATCTTACTCTTAGAGATTTAGAACAGAGTGGTATTGTGTCTAGTGCTCCTACAGTAAATGACTTTAGTATTACGGCTGGAGACCCTACTGTTAAGGTTATTGCACCAAACCAATTGGTTACTGACCAAGTAGGTGAAGAAAATACTCTAAAAAAGTTTAGTAAGACATCAATTCTTCTAACAAGCAGTTTTAGCGCTAGTGGGGTGGGTGTTAGTACCCCTAGCGGTTTAGTTAATGCTAGCAATCACAGTTTTTTATCTTCAGGTGGTATATATCCAAATAACCATACCCGTGGTACAGAGCCAAACAATAATTTTGATGCTATTACCTCACAATATGTAAATGGAACTTTTGACTTTACTACAGCAAAACACACTAGAGGGGGTAAAAAACCCTATTTAATAACTATGTCTGCTCGTAGATTTGGGACTGCGTATGCGAATCCATCTCTTGCAGGCTGGCCAAACGCTACTGATCCTTATTGGACAGACACTATTGCGCTTATGTTGCACTCTGATAATGTGGGCACAATATTACCTTCTAGTTATAGTCATGGTGCTACTCCTGAAAGTATGGAAAATTACAACAACTCCTTGCTTGGTTCATCTTTTTTAAACTCCAATGAGGGTGAGATACAGTTAAGTAATTTTAGAAGAGGCATCGACGTAGTATTAAATCCTATGTACGTAAGTTTTGTATCAAACCTACGGTCAGAAACAAAATATCGATTAGATTTAGGTGCTTTAACTACAGGTATTACCAATCCTCAATATAATGCTTTAATTTATACAGTACAGGGGCTGACAACATAATGGGTTACGAGATTATATTAAAAGACAATGAAACTTTAGATGATGTAGTAAATGTAATGAATTACATCAGATCGTGGTGTATGGATGTATTAAAAAACACAGATTGGACACAACTACCAGACTGTCCTTTAAGCGACGCAGATAAAGAAAAGTATCGAGTGTTTAGGCAGAAGGTTAGAGACCTACCTGCTAACTATAATGATGATACAAAATTAGATGAGATAGAGTGGCCCCGCCCATGATTTTATATACCGAAGAACAACTACATATAGCTTATGCAGAGTATCAAAAGCTACATATAAAGAATGATGTGCCTTTTCTTAAGTTAGAAGACTTTAGAATTTTGTTTGAGTATCTTATGGAGAATTCTGCTATACAACATGTATGATATGACTATGTTTGAGATTACGTTAAATGATTTTTATATTGAGTTTATAGGGTTTGTACTAACCCTGTTAGTAGGTTTGGCTGTTAAAGACTGGGCCGTAGGCTTTGTAAAAGGCGCTACCTTCCGTTTGACGTCATCATTCAAAGAAGGTGATAAAGTAATTTTAGATGGTGATACCGCACTTATTATAAAAGTAGGGTTTTCACAAACAGTATTTGGGGTGTACAACGATGACGGTTACACGTGGCGTTATATATCAAACCAAAAAATTGATGTATTAAAGCTAGAGAAGATTGTAGACTCTGAACTACATGCTGACACAGCTGAGGAGAAGGCACAAAAACTAAGGTCTTTTTTGAAAGACGACGATAATGAGGTAAAATAAACTTTTAAGTGAGGTAAATATGGCAAATAGAAAAATGGAATATGGCAAACCAGTAATTAGCGAAGAATCGGGTATGAAAGTAGTTAATAAAAATTTAGTTCCTCAAGGTACTCCTAATAGCGCTAATGACCCTGTTAACCCTGTTAAACAAAATGATCTGTCTCAGTTCCCTGATGTTCAAGGTATGACTCGTGGTTCAGCTACTGATATTTTAAAAGCTCTACAAAAAGCAAATAAAACTAAGTAACAATGCCCAGAACAAGGAAAAAACCTTCTATGAAGGTTAAAAAAAGTAAATTGACTAAACGTCAAGAAGCTACTATGAAACGTCATTCTAAACACCACTCTACAAAACATATGAAGTATATGAAACGTCGTATGCTTATGGGGGATACATTTAGACAAGCGCACAAGAAGGCGCAAAAACAGGTAGGTAAATAAATGTATTACAAACACATGGATCTAGATCGTGTGTTTGTGTAAAATGAGATCAGTATGACAAACGGAACTAGAGAACAAATTAAAAAAGGCACATCTACAGTTAAAAATACTGTTACAGGTGAGAAGACTAAAGTTAACAACTCAAGCATGCAGAACACGTATTTATCTGGTAGTGCTAAAGTACGTGCTGACAATCAAGGTCTACATGACTATAAAGTTTCAGGGCGTGTAGAACAAGGAGATAAAAGTATTTCATTTGAAAAAACAAAAAGGAATGCAAAAATTTCTCTTGATAAAGGAAGACATTCAGTTAGTATAGGAAAGTCTCCATATGGTGGTAAGTTAAAAGGAGATGAAACTAAACTTGAATATAGGTATAAATTAGGAAAATGATAAATAGACCTGTAAAACATAAAGAACCGCACACCTACAAAGACTTGTGCACTAAGAAGTATTCTACAGTTCCGAATCACGACGGCTCTGTACCCGGTGAAAAACAATCTATATTTGTTGACACCAAATCACATCGTAAATTTAAAAACACTAAAGCGAAGTACTAATGTACGGTAAAAAGAAGAAGAAGAAGAAAAAGTAATTAAGCTTTTCTTGCGTTCTTATTTCTTTTAAAAGACCTATTTTGGCTCCTATGAGCCACATATAAATTACTTGAACTGTTATTGTTTGGGTTACCATCCCTGTGGTGTATATCAAAAGGGCTACCCTTAGTTACTTTACCGCTACGTAGTGCAGCACGCCTAGCTTTATTACGCCCAGCACGTCTTTTCTTTTGTTCAGGAGTACCCTGATATCGTGCATATTCTTGTTTGTAATTTCTAGGCATTAGTATTGTGTTGAGGGGTCTTCTTTTGCTGGTCTATTTGCAACAGCTTTCGGCACAGGTCGGGCATTACCGCGTAGTTGTTTTATTGGGTAACCCGCAGCAGCATTACGCAGATTAATAAGTTTTCTTATTAACTCTGGCGCATTTGACCACCAACTAGAGTCGGCTTCAAAGTCATATCGTCCACAACCTTTACACCTTTTATCCCCAAACTGGCGAGTTGTACACCACCCAATACAGGGTGAGTCGGCTAAGCTATTACACTCTCCACGTAAAGCGGGGAGGTTTTTACCACTCATAAGCGTTATTTTACACATAAATCTCTTAGTTTTCCTATAAATTCTTCAAAAGTTATTGCTTCTTCTTCAAACTTCTGTTTTGTATAATTGTTAATTTGGTCAAATTCTTGAGTAAAAACTACTAAATTACCTACACCAAGTGCTGCATAACACGGCACACCTTCGTTTCTTCGGTCCGTAAGCCAAAGTTCTTGTTGTTTAGATAAATTAAAATTAATTTTGGTAGTAGGTTTTTTAGGAAGTTCTCGTTTGTATTTGTATTCTACAAAACAAAGGCCGCTATAGCCTGAGTAGAAACAATCTGGAACGCCCCCATGATAAGGGTCGTTGATTTTCCATTTGTATATATTGGCGGGGAGATTAGAATGAACTTTTTTTATAAAGTTACTTTCTTGCATATATTACTCCGGATCTTAGCCAGATGTAATGTATTGTAGCACATACGACGACGCATCTTGTCGCCGTATGTACACCACTTTTAGGAGTTAGTTGGACCTAAGTTAAGTTTAGTGTATACCTCTTTGGCATACGCATAATCTTCTTCGGTTACCCAACCTTGATTTTCTGCATTTAAGTTATAAAACTTTTGTGCAGCTCTATTTTGTGTTTGTAGAGAACTTAGTTTCCACAACGCACTAAATCTATCGCCTCCTAGCTGGCCAATCTGAGTGTTCCACTCTCGTGAAACTCTTAGTTTAGACGAAGCAAAATCCATAAGAAACGGAGTTTTATCTAACTCACCTGTTTCTGGATCTTTACGAAGTAATAGATGTGATTGAGTCTGCATAATCTCATGATCCTCAGCTTTCAATCCTTCTTTTGCGAGGTGGTCAAGGGCTGCTTGTTGACTAGCATAAGTCCCAATTAACCCTCCTCCTGCGTCTCTTTTTTTCCAAAGTACAAAGTCTTCTTTAAAATGTACATTAATAACATACAGCTCTGTACCGTAGTTTGTGCTATCAATGCTATTTATAAAGTGACCCGGTTTAGCACCTTCAATGTACGCGTCGTGATTAGAATCCACTTCACTGTTCATTTGTTGGAGTAACTTTACTCTGGGGGTTTGTAAATGCTCAGCAGTGATATTCTCATTACCAAGCCCTGATGCTTCTTTAACATGCGCTGGCACGTTGTTAGAAACAAGTGATATAGCTGTTTCGCTCATTGTTCACCTTTCGTTTTTCTTGTTTAAATTACTTACTACGGAAATTAACCTTAGTAAGCTCCGTGGAACGTACGCCCGGAACCGAAGGTTCCATAGCGATAAGTTCCCTATAAGCTGTAGCTGACATACGTTTCTGCAACAACTCAAACCGACCTGTGTCAGTTATATGTTGGTGTAGAGCGTCCCAGTCTTCTACAGTTGGTACTGTTTCTGTTTTAAGAGAAATAGTACACGCATCGTTACCGGTCTGAGTAAGTCCTTGACTTTCCATATCGGCAGCGATTTCTGCTTCCAAAGCATTCTGTACTTGCTTTAGTTCTTTCTCTTGTTCGAGAAGAACCTTAAGCTTTGCACGTGTGTTTGTAAGCATGTTCATTTTGTCATCGAGTGTGACTTTTGGTTGAGTTTCCATAACACCTCCTAGTGTATGATTTGGTTTTCTGTTAGATCAATATGTAAATCATC